GTCGCCCGGAGTAGTTGAAGCAGATACTGTAGAAATAATAACAACTTCTACCTTAACGCCTGTGGCTGGGGCAGTGCTGAAAGTAAGTGTAGTTCCGCTAAAGCTAAAAGTATCTTTATGCTGATATACACCATCAAAATAAACTTGAATAGAGTTTTCAGAAGCAGGTGTAACAGACATGGTGAGCGTTGTGTCGCTTCCGTCGCCTGTCATTGTGTTTAGCGTAAACTGAGCTTCGCCGCCTCCAATGTCTCCCCACGAATCTGTATACCCTTCAAACTTTCCGGTTGTGCTGTTGTACCTAAACTGGCCTGCTGCGGCTGTGGGACGCTCTCCCGTAGTGCCGACGGGTACTCTTAAATCTCCGGCAACAGAAAGGCTGACTATGTTGCTAATGCCTTCTTCTACGTTAGTACCATCACAGAACACGACCATGTTCTTGCCAACAGGTACTGCTATACCCGTACCGCTAGCGGTCTTGACTGTGATTGTCCGCGCTGTACCGTTCTCAACAATATAGATCTTTGAAGCCGCAGGGCACACAACCGTTCCCGCACCTGATAGCGCCGTACCTGTATCGGTAAGCGTTAGTATTGCTGCACGCGACTCGGACGTAGTGCCGTCTGCGCTGGTTAGCGTGTGCGAATTACCAGTCCATGTGTTAATAACTTTACGGCCTGCAACGGCTTCTTCAACCATCGAAGTAATGTTGTTGTTAACCACATCACCCCATGTACCACTTAGCTCCCCTTGGACTGGTAAGGCGAGCTTCAGAATTGTCGTGTATTGAGTTGTCATCTAAAACCTCATGCGGCTATTTCTTGCCAATTTGGACTTTGTGTATTTGTAATTCCTTGCCAGTCTGGGGTCTGGTTTGTGTCTACTTCTCCCCAAACATTTACCGTACCTACGGCACTTATTGCAACTAAACCTGTGGCGAGTATATCTACGTTGCCCGATACTACAACATTACCAATACCGCCGGTAGCGGATACTCCTGTAACTGGTGCATAATTGACTGTGCGAGTAGAAGCAGTACCAAGGGCAGAGGTGCCGACGAGTCCAAAAACAGCAACCGCCCCGTCTACGCTTACTGCCACCGTGCCAACAGTGCCTGATAACGCCAAACCTGATGGATGCACATTTGCTGTGCCATTAGATGTGACAGTACCTAAAACACCAGTGCTAGAAACTCCCGCAAAGTCGGTGCCCCAAGAGCCTTGGCCCCAAGCAGTAGACCCCCACCCCGCATATTCAAGATTTACAACAGCATCGGCTGCTGGCGTCACAGAACCAACAGATGCGGTTGCTGACGCGCCGTCTACCGATACAATAGTTACATCGGTGCCCCAAGAGCCTTGGCCCCAAGCAGTAGACCCCCATCCTACGTATTCGACAGAGGAGGCCATCTAACTAGGCTATACGAATAATAGCGTTGGTGGCGTCTGCGGTGGGGAATTGAATTTGAAAATCCCCCGCAGTAGATGTTTTATCTGCACCGAAATCAAGCACCGCGACAGCGGGATTACCCCCACCAGACTTATAGATCAGTGCCCCACGCGCCGTAATAGTAGCTGTAGTCCATGTGGTATCAGCGAAATCCAAGAATGCGGTGGTGCCAGTCGTTGTAGGAGCGACAACCGTTAACGTGTTACCGCCAGCGGAGTAGCCCGTACCGGACACTTCATTGGTGGTGGAGTACGCGGTAGTGGTCGCATTCAACGTCGCTGACGACGTGAACAGCGCGATCTTAAATGTTTGCCCCGTGTCACTACTAAAGTCCATCTCACCATCAAGGAGAGCTTTCTTAAAGGAAGTGCACATACTTTGTGTTATAGCCATTGTTTTTCCTAACTAACTGGAACGCGAAATTGACCTGAACGGTAAGTGTCTTCTCGCAACTTACCATCGCCCAGAACCTTGAGAAGCCCAAGAGCCTGTACGTACATCTTATCGTACAAGGCAACTAAATCAGGCTCACCCTTCATAAACCGTAGAGCTTCAACTAACGCCCCATTTAGTAGGGCGGAATCAAATTCATCCCCAAGCCACGTAGTACCTGCTGTGACAATAGACTGCGGATAGTACCCGTAATGCAGTTCCACCGTGTAGCCGCTATCAGGAGTAGGCCCGAGAATAATAGTGTCGTCGTCAAAGTAGCCGTAGTGCTTGGGTAACGCCGTATGCGTAGGGTTAGGGTACGCCTCACGCATAAAGTTAACGTCTTTGTTCAGTAAAAACGAGTAGTTACCGCTACTGTCTACAACAGCAAGGCTGTAGGAATACAAGAAATCAGGGGGCGCTGTTAGATATTTAACACCAGAGGTCAAAGTGCCAGTGACATTCTTACGTAGTGCAGGTATTTGCACAGCGTTGTATATTTTCTGCTCTGCCTGTTCTGTGAACATAGCAAGCTGGTCATCCGTAAAAGAAGTTTCACAGATGTCCTGAATGTTTGCTTTTAGCTCGGTGTAGTTCATATCTTACGCCATAGGGCCACGGGCCATCGTACCTTTCGTTGCAGCGCCTACACCGCGTACCTTAACGCCGGTGGTTTTGACACCGGACATGTCAGGCTTAGGGGCGTCTTTCACTTCTACTGGCGTAGGCCATCCTACGGCTTTAACTACTTTTGGTGCTTTCATATCACGGCTCTAAGTTGTTACTGTTACTGTACCTAGCTGACTCGTTCCGACCAAGTCATTAGGTGTTAGGTTAAACGGGTCAAGCCCCATACCTACAGGGTTCCACCCCCATTGTATATCTCTGTTCTGCACATACCCAGCAAAATCGGGGCGTGGGTCTCGTATAGCTTGCGGATCATCTACTGGAGTCTCCCCCAACTTTAGCTGTGGTTGATCTGGGTTCCAGCACTCTGGGCAAGCCTTTATGTTTGTGTCTATACCTTTACGAACTAACTTCTTTAGCTCCCGTAACTTATAACGAAACCCACAAACATCGCACTCCGCGATAGCTTTTTTGGACGACGCAAAGCGATTCGACATTACTAGGCTCTACCAATACGGGGTACAAAACGTGCAGATGTCTTCTCTCTATCTTCTCCCGCCGCCAGCGCAAACTGCTCTTCGTACGCTTGCTTTAGCATAGCCACACGATCCACCAATTCTGGATCTTTCATAGCGATATAGTAAGCAAGTCCCGCTACCAAGCAAGGGAAGAACCTAAAGTTCATGTCGGCAGTCTCTACACCGCCCCCTGCGTCCTCTATACGGCGCATACGCCAATAGTAGAATACGTAGTCGTTGTTGTCTGGAACGGGCCATACGTTGATTTTGGGGGCGTCTCGCAGACGTTCTACGAACACTTGGATCGGCCTGCCTTGGGTTAACTTGTTAGGTATAGAAGCATACGTGCTAACACTGATGCGGCTTATAGTTAAATCTGACTGCGTGGTGGCGTTACCACTTCCCGTACGGATTTGCTGCTCCAGCAAGTCTATAGTGTCGGCGGGTAGCGTGTACTCAGAAGTGCCTTGCGTAAGATTTAACGTACCTTCGTCAATCGTCCACATGTTAATGCCACGGTTCTGCCACTCAATGGTCATCAAGTTCATAGAGCGTCTGGCAGTACGTAGGTCATACCCAGAACGCATTTCACGGCCCGCACGCTCCCACGCCTCTTCAGCGATCTCCGTGAAATCCATGTTAAATGCTGTTGTTCCAGATGTAGCCATTGTCTGTTCCTATACGTACAGGGTCTTTTTACGCCTGTTGTTCATTACTGCACCGCAACCTCTATGGTTTGCGCGTATCTGACCACCGGCCTTTGCCATTCTAACCTTGGCTTTAGGAGTGTTAGACACCACCTGCTGCCCTCCAGCACCGGCCTTTTTCTTCTTACGTGCTGTAGTAGCCCGTTCAGACTGACTCAGTGACTGCGCCTTAGCTTTGGGTAAGCAACGATCTGGGTTCTTTTTGTTTTTAGACGTGCCGCATTCACCTTTGATCTTGCCATCGGTGCCAATACGAACCCACTGCTGGTCACGCCATTTCTTCAAATCACCCATTACTTACTCTTCTTCTTGCTGCCCTTTGCGTAGTTAGGGTCTTTGCAATACTTAGAAGCTGCCATGTTCGCATAAGCAGACGGGTACGTGTCGAAGGTACGTTTGGCCCAAGCCTTCCCCTTCGCACATATCTTCCCGCCTGACTTATAATAGCGTCTCATCGAATCTTCGCTGGACGTACGCCCTTGCGGGCTATGCCAGCGCCTCTTACTTTGCCGCCTTTCTTAAAATCTCTTGTCTTGGCACTACCCTTGCCATTTTTTCGTTTGTACGTTTTTCTTTCTATCTCAACAGTTCCCGGTTCGTCCCCAGCTACAAACTTAGCTGGCTCAACTACATAACCTCTAGTGGCGCTTCCGGGGCCGATAGTATCAGGCTCTCTGTTTCGTTCGCTTGTTAGTTTTCTTCTTGGCCCACGCTTGGTTTTAGATACTTTCTTCTCTCGTTTTGGTTTACGAGAATCCGCACTGTACCTAGATACTTCTTCCCCAATTAAATACTCATCGCGCATATCTAACTCCTAACGCATCTTCGCTGGACGTACGCCTTTACGAGCGATACCGGCACCGCGAACTTTACCACCAGCTTTGTAGCCCTTGGTCTTCATAGCACCGCCTTTGGCGTAACCTTTAGACTTCATCGCACCGCCAGCTTTCTTCTTGACTACGCCTCTGCCCATCAAGATGTCTTTCTGTGTGACCTTACCGTCCTTATTTAAGTCAGGAAACGGTGTCTTACCTCCAGCTTTATAGCCCTTGGCTTTCATCTTGGACTTCATCATGCCGCCACCCATAGCTTTTTTAACGGGCTTCTTAGCTTTCTTTGCATCGAACGCCGCTGAAAGTTTCTTAGCGGCTTCTGAATCGGCTTTAGACGTAGGTCGTCTGTCGTTCTTATCTATGAAGTTAAGATAGTCACGTAACGACAGACCAGTTTTCTTTAGCTGCTCTCGCGTAACATTGGCTTTCTTTTCATCACCAGAACCCACGTTACGCCGTACTCCGGGCTTCTTATCCTTGCCTGTTACGTTAGCGAGTCCCGAAGCAGGGGGCTTCTGGTTGTCTGTAACATTTGTAGGAGTTCTACTCGGTGCCGCTACACTAGAAGTTGTAGGTGCTTTTTGTGGCCTTGTGGGACGCTTTGCTTTCGGGTCAGCAGCATTAGCCAAGCTGGTAGCAGAAGGGCGCTTAGGCATTGGGTTGTCTTTCTTGACCATAGCCATATTAGCTTCGCGTTCTTTCTTCAGTCGCTGTTGCCGCGACTCTTCTCTATTTTTAGCGCCACCCACAGCCGTTGTACTGGCTGTACGGCCCCTACGCGCTTTAGATTCACTACGCATCTGTGCGCCTTTCGCACGCTCATTCGCTTCTTCAGCTTTCTTCTGGGTCATTGTCATAGGCTTATCGTCGTCTTTCTTTTTACGACTAAACAAACCACCCAAAAACATCTTCTTCGGCTTCATAACTTACTCCGCGTACAAATTATCAAATACTTGATTCACATCCAGCGTGTAGTCCAAATCGGACTTACTGTAGTGGACATGTTGAGAGGGGCGAAAATCTGGTGCCCCCTCTCCCGTTTCAAACCAAGCGGGATGTGTCACCCGCACCCTATTGTTTGGTAGAGCTACAATGTTACCCGTATATGGGCCAGCATCCAGCAGCTCCATCACATGACTCTGCTTATGTTGTGCAGGGTCATCAGCAATCTCGTTGTTCGTATAGTCCACTGTGAACATATACTTGGCGGGGTACATCTCCCCGTCTATCTTAGCCATCCAAGGGCACGGTGTGGCTCTGTCGAGCGTATACACCGCATGATCCCTAGACGAACAGTCCCAAGGCTGTGCAGCCCATACAGGCATTGGTTCGGGCCATTCCTCGAACGGAGTATCCCCCACCAACGCTGTAATCGGCATACGTGCCCACATAGCGCCTCCATGTACGTTAGGCTCGTCGTCCTCGTCGTACGTCTCAGCTCCAGTAAATATCACTTGGAAACTGAGGCATCTGGTCGGCATTGTCGTAACGGCGATAGCCATAGCGTGAATAAACTCGCCGTGGTACTTCTCGTGGTTATGGGTGTATTCCTTTCTCACCCAGCACTTGAAGTACGGAATGTTGCTTTGTAGGTATGCCACTTAGCAATTCCACTTCCGTAAGCTCTTGTTTATACGGCTATTCGGATCATTTGCCGTCTTAGAGCTAGTGTTACGTTTTTTCATGCCTTTCATGCGTGCACAGAACGACTTACGTCGTTTAGCGGCCTTAGAACCTTTCTTGAGCTTGCTAGGCTTAGTCGTTACGGCAGTCTTCAGCTTACTTCCGGGGTTCTCCCTGTTGTAACTGTCCACGCCTTTCTGATTAAGTCCACCAGACTCGCTCTTACCTTCTTTGCGCGTCCAAGCAGCGGTACTACCACCACTCTTAAAAGACGCACATGAAGACTTCTTGTAGTAACTACGCATGTTAGCTGTAGAACACCGTCACTGCGGTCAGATTGGTAAACGCACTGACGTACACATCGCTCTCAAAACGAATACCGTAGTCTGGAATGTTTACCGAGTGGGTAGCCCCAGTGCTGAAGTCTAAGTCCAGCAAAGTAGAGCCACCGTTACCGTCAGTAATAGTAAGTCTAGGAGACCCTGAACCAGCCGTTAACACCTGTACCTGACGTACTCGTGCTGGGCCAACCGCTAAGGAGCCTGTGCCTGCAATGCGTTTAGTCTGAATATCAGAACTAGGCATAAACGCCTCCTATTAGCTAAGAGCCGCGCCTACAGCAGTTACCCAAGCAGCGCCAGTGCTGATTACGATGCAGTATTCATCGTTGCCAGAACCGTTGTCAGAAACCATATATACAGTTCCTACGGCGACATCGCCAAATGCAGGTAAGTTTGCGGTAGTTACAACTGGGATTTGAAAGCCACTGTCCGAGCGGACGGGGCCAGAAAATGTGGTTTTAGCCATCGTTTTTCTCACATGTGAGTTTAAGCGAATCTGTCTACATGTCGTCAGTCGGGCCTGTCAGATTCGCCGGATTGTTTCCCGATATGGCTGAAAGTATACCCTACTTTTCATCAAGTCAATAAAAAGGGGAGCCGAAGCTCCCCCCTTATCAAGCACCGTAGCTTATGCGCCGGGTGAACCAAAAATCCCGAGGGGATCAGATACACCAAACGAGTAACGCTCACGAGCCTTGTAGCGGCTGTTGCCCGTATCAAAGTCTGCATCCATAGATGTAGCCATTGGAGTACGAACAAAGTGCTTCAGGCCATTAGGCACGTCAGTGGTCAAGAACCAAGCATCTGTATCAGTCAGATAATGGTTGACCGTGTAGCCTTCTGGGATTGAGCCGTTGTTACGGATCGCGTTCAGATCGTTGTCAGCCGTGCCAACTCGACCCTCGGTATCCAACAAGCGAGTTGCAACGAATTGCAGCGCAGGTGGGATAACCAATTTGCGAGGCTTGGCAGCGATCAACAGACCACGCTCATCAGTCCAACCAGCAAGCTGGATAACGGCGGCTTCTAAAGAAGTCTCGTTAAGGTCAGCAGCAACAGCAGGACGGTTTGAGTTAGTTCCGCCAGAAACTAGCGGGTGGTCAGTTGCACACAACACTTTGCCGTCACCGTAGGTTGGGTTACCTGCACCCGTGAACGCGCTGTTCAGGATGGAGGCAGCTTTAACCTGCTTGGTGTAAGCCATAGCGCGAGCAAGAGCTTTCGTATAACGAGATGACAGTGAGTCATACAAGTTATCTTCAATCGCTTCCTCGGTAACACTAAAGCCCATAGCAATGGTTTCGTGCGTGTAACGAGCGGTAAACGCTTCTTGTGCGTTGTCGTAATCAATGGCAGAGCCTTCGTCTTTGACGGGGGCTGCACCAAAACCAGACAACTTAACTTCTTCCTCAAAGGAACGATCAGAGCTTTCAGATTCAAAAATCTCTTTATGCTCTTCGCCGTACTTCGCATATTCCATACCGAAAAGTGCGTTAAGTCCGGGCAATAGCTCCTTGAGGAGTTGGGCGCGTGAAATAGCCATTATTCAGCTCCTTACTTATAGACCAACAGCATTTGTCATGCTGCTATAGCCGGGATTGAATTTAACCAACACGTCTGGGAACGCATCACCAATAGGTGATACAGCAGCCACGATACGGAAGGCAGCGGTGGTTGTCTTCGTAGTTGCATCCAATGCACTCGTAGAGTTACCCGTCGTGGTAGAACCAGTAGAGGTAGACTGGGCAGCAGCGAAGAACGTGTTAGCACCAATGTCAGACTGGTCAGCAGCGCCATCCAGTTGAGCTTGGAACAATACGTTTGGATCATCTACAACATACGCCTCAACAACACCAGTGGTGCCGCTTGGGTAGTATTGACCGTAGATTTGTTGCCCTTGAGCATTGATATATGAACAACCAACAAACACGCCCAAAGAACCAGTCAAAGTGGTTCCAGCAGGAAGTGCGTTAGTGCCGCCATCGGCACCCGTAGCTGTTGACAACGCAATGTACCCGTCAGCACCGATATGGACTACTTGTCCATAAAAGATGTTGGTACCTTCCCCAGCGGGGTCGATGAGGTACGAAGAAGTCGCGCCAGCATACGGTAGTCCGTCAGCGCGTTTTACAGGCTTTAGCCCGTAAGGTGCAGCAGTTGTAGCCATGTTAATGGACTCCTAATTTAAGATTAACCGCCTTTACCAAACGATACGGTGGTTTTCCGCTCGTTGAATATAGGCATACGTGGATCATTCTCACGCATCAGGTTGTTGTCTACAGAACTCATTTGCGATTTTGTCTGATTATTGTAGTAATCAGTACGTTCTTGAACTAGCTCTGCTGGAGCTTTGCACAACATCAGACCACCAATCACCACGTTATCTGCGAAGCGTTCATTCTCCACAGTCACCATAGTAATCTCAGGATGATCTTCAGCCCGTACAGGCTCCCAACCCTCGCGCAATTTCGAGGATACGTTGGTGGCATCCACTTGACCTTGCGTAGCTACACGAACCCAGTGAAATTCGTAGCCGTCTTGTGGCGTAGGTGAGGGTAATACCTCTGGGCGCTGCCACGATCTGGTACGAGTCTTTGTTTCACGAGTCTCGCTGTCACGCTTGATTCTGTTTTCAGCCATTATCCGTTCCTCATTTCTAATGCAACCTGTCTGGCGTATTCTTCCAGTGGTACTCCGAGTCTCTTAGCAAGTGCGACCTGTGTCTGCGATAGTGTCACCTTTTTAGGTGCTGTGCTCCGCGTAGCGGGTGCAACCACATTTGGCCGTTGCTTTCGTTCCTCTCGTGCCTCTGAAGGGACTTCTCCGAAATAATCGGGGAATACCTCTCGCATACGAGCGTCAATGCGCTCGTAGTATTCGTCACTCTGGGGACTAACCCCATCTCTAACTAACTTATGATGTACCCCGTATGCAAGGCTTTGCATTTCAGGGTCTTCATCAAACCAAGGATTAGCTGATCGCCATTCCTCGGCTTTTGTATCGCGGACGTACTCCTGTACAGCCGGTGTTTCAGTGTCTTGTACAGCAGTTTCTTCATCCTGTAAAGACGGTATCTGGAAGTTATCCAGCTTATCTGACTTTAGCTTCGCTGTAGTTAGCTTCTCTTGTGCTTCCAGTAACGCATCAGCGTTGCCTTCGTCGTATGCTACCTTATAAGAGCGTTTGGCGCTTTCCATTTCAATAGCAGCATTACGCTTGGCTTGCTCAAGAAGGGCTTCCTGATTCTTGTTGACGTTGCCTTTCAGCGTCTTGTTCTCGTCAACAAGCCTCTGGGCAAGAGATTCTAGCTCTTGTCGCTCTCGAAGCGCAGATTCTTTGGCTCGACGTTCGTCGTGGTAGCCTTTGCTGAAGTGCTTGATTCGGTTTCGGACTTTCTCGGAGTACCCTTCAAGCTCATCATCAGTAACGTCAGCCGGTGGTTCAGATGGCTTGCGGTTACGATCAGCCTTTGGCGTATCATCCACAACCTCAATGTCCAACTCATCCGGTTCTGACTTAGCTTCGACTTCAGGTTCAGCAGGAGTATCTGCATACTCGTCTGCACTCTTCCTACCAGAGAGATCAATTTCGACTTCACCAGAACCCTCCACCTCTATAGAGGTATCTTTCTCTTCGTCAGGAAAACTGTATTCAACTTTTTGGAACGGCATTTTTCTTCCTTACGCTCGTGATACGCCACTAGGGTCAGCTACAACAGCTTCAATAGAGTCGTCGTTCATCAAACGATACTCTAACCCGTTAACCTTAAATCGTGTGCCTGAATTAGCACGGAACATCACATAGTCACCTTGTTTACACCAAGGGCCAGTAGTGAACCTTTCGGGGTCGTTATAGGCTTGTTCGCCCATATCCACCACAAGGCCAATAATTGACATGATGTGTTCCTGATTCTTGATCGTGTCCGTCTTGAGCAGGTTAGTGCCGTCAAAGGTTTCTTCGATCTGTGGTAGCGCAACTAATACCCGATAGCCCACAGGCGTAGGTAATTGTGCTTCCAGCTCTTCCGTAGCTTCAACTGTGTCAACAGCTTCACTCATCGTCGTACTCCAAATTGCGCGAGAGGTCTTCTACATAGCCCAAGCAGGTTTCGAGACCTCGAATCAAACCTGTGGTTTCCTTGTACATGGAGAAGTCTTTAGCTCCTCCACCACTGAGAAATTGTAGTGCGGAGTCCTTATCGGACTCGATTCGTTCCTTTAGCACGTCTAAGACGGTTGTAGCCATTATTGGCCTCTATTGTTGTTGGAATCCTTCATTGTCTTGAGTAGATCAAGATCTAACTTCGTATTGTCTTTCCTACGGTCTGCGGCAAGTTTTGCGCCCGCTTTCTGCGCGTCGATCTGCAACTCTTGCTGCTTCAGGGCCAGTTCAGCCTGATCTATCTGAGCATCTTGCATCTGGTCACGAGCCTTTAGCTCTAGCTCTGCCTGCTTCATCTGCGCGTCTAGCTGGTCTTTAGCCGCTTTACGCTGCACTTCTTGCTGCTTGATCTGTAGTTCTGCTTGCTGCATCTGTACCACAGGGTCTTGAGCCTTCTGCTGCGCTTGTTGCTGCGCTGCTTGCTGCTGGTGCTGCTGTGTAAGTTGTTTACCTGCATCAGCGACCAGACGAGCCAGATTGACCTCGACCTGCTCAGGTAGCTCTTCACCCGGAGGTGGTAGCGGTGCGCCCAGCTTCTCTTCCATCTGCTTGCGATAGTTGAAGCCAAGGTGTTCTGCAATGTGCGCCTGTAACGCTGCCATAATCGGCTTCGCTTGAGGGTTTTGCCCGATCATCTGCATGATCTGTGGGTCTTGCATAAACGCTTGGTGCGTTGCGATATGCGCTTCATGGTCTTGGTAGATAAATGCCTTCATAGGCTTACCAACCAAGGCGTCCATGTTCTCGCTGACTGGATCAGTCGGTTTCGCGTCGTCCTCTGTTGGGACAAGTTTGTCGGCGTTCTTAACGCCTAATACTTCGATCATCTGCCTGTGTAACTGTGGCAGGTCGTAGATCTGTGGTGCTGACTGCGACATCTGCAATACCGCTTGGTACTGCACAACGCGCTGGGCCATTGTAGAACTGTTCGGATCACTGACTGGAATGACATCAACTGCCATATAGTCTGCCACGCGAGCGGTTACTTCACCCCGCATCGGCTCATAGGCATATTCTGCTGGCGCATGTTCCGACATGATCGCCTTGAGCAGCTTAAATTCCTGCTTCATGGCGTAGTGGACACGAGCCTGTACCGCAGCCATAGGCTTGAGCGTACGCTCCAACAAGGCGAGCGTAGTACCCACAGGGGCGTTAGCTGACATGTCCGAGATGTTCATGTCACTGATAGCGCCCAGACGACGACCTTCATTTGTGATCTGATTCAGCAGGGCCAACAGTGTCTGACTCGGCTCCTTGTATGGGAGCGGCATGATGTTGTCGCGGATGCTACCTGACGGTACGTCTACATCCTTGAACTCTCCCGGCTCAATCGGCGTGTCATCGCCCTTAATACGCAACCCACGAGCTTTTAGACCCCCCGGCAGGTTAGCTAGCGTGCCAGCATCCACCAGTTGCCGTATCAGCGACGTTCCAGCCTTAGCGTATCCCCCTATGATGTGGATAAGACCAAGTCCATAGAACCCAAATCCGGGCACATACACGTAGTGCACAAAGTGCTGACGCTTCAGCATCAACTCGTCATCGGGGTTCCAGTTTCGACGTATCGCTAGGATCTCATTTGTACCACGCTCTAGCGTTACCACGTACGGCTTGGCGATCTCATCGTCATCTTCATCGACACCTTCGATAACCAAGTCTGCGTGCACTTCGTATAGAGAGTAGCGGTCATCGTCTGTTAATGAGTACCCACCTTCTTCAGCCTTACGCTTCTCAATGTCGGTGTGGTATGGCTGCGGACTGCCCAAATCTACGTCTCGGTAGAACCCACCAGCCTGTAATTTCTTTAACTCATTCTTGGTCTTACGCATGATGTGCGTAACACGTTCTGCACTCTCTACATGTGAAGCACCGTAGGGCACGACCACATCTTCAGCAGGGATATAGATAGCGACCTGTCGGCCCATGTTCGGATCAAAATAGACCTTCTTAAACGCGCTACCGGCAAGCCCAAGGCTGTACAGGAGGCGCTCGTGCTCAGGTCTGTACTCCACCATGCGCTCGGTGAGTTCGTAGTTCATGTCCGCTTTTACGCGGTTTGCCGCTTCTTCCTTGTCCTTATTCTCTTCCCCGATGATCTTGACCCGTACAGGGCCAGCGGCTGGGAACGTCTCGGACATTGTTTCGGCTTGGAAGCGGATAGCGGCTTCAGCGAGGACTGTGGAGTATACGCCACACGCGCCTTCCCACGGATCGGTACGCTCTTCGTACTTGAAGCCCAGCACATCCAGACCCCTGACGAACGTATCCGCCCAGTCTTTGCGGCTGTCGATGTCGGCATCTACCAACCCAACCAGCTCATCCGCTAACTCGTTAAGCTGCCCGTCGTCCAACGCTTCTGCTAGGTTGGCGTCGAACGACATGACATCTGTAACGTTTGCGTCCGGTATGAGTGTGATCTCTACACTGCCGTCACTCATAGTGACCATCTCTGGGTCTACAATCTCAATCTCCAGAGCGGAATCTTCACCTTCCATCTCTAGCTCATCATCAATGCCTTCAGGTGCTGCGTATAAACCTTTTTCAATAGCCATAATCTAACCTTTAGTAAAAGCCGCCCCGCCGCGACTTAAAGTATCTTTGTTCTTCAGGCTCATCTGTCGGCAGGCGTATAAACCCACCCTGCCTGAAACGCATGAGAGCCATGACCGTGGAGTCAACCAAGTCATCATGGCTCATAAACGGAAATCCGGCAATCTCCTCAACTACCTCTTCCGCCCACCGTGTGGGAGGTACCCAC